AGACTTCATTGCAAACGTCCGTAACGCGGGCACTCGCGGTGATTCAAACGCTCTGTTCCAAGGCACTGACTCTGTCATGGTCGACGGCGTGATGATCCACGAGTTCCGCCACGTCTACCACACCGATCAAGCAGCTTCTGGCAGCAAGTTCGGCGCTACAGGCACTGTTGACGGCACACGTACTCTGTTCTGCGGTGCGCAGGCTCTGGGTATGGCTGACCTCGGCAACGCTGAATGGTACGAAGATGAGTTCGATTACGGTAACCAGTACGCGATTTCAGTATCTAAGATTCTTGGATTCTTGAAGCCTAAGTACAAGCCGGTTGCCAACACTACGTCTACTCCTAACACTACGGAAGACTTCGGTGTAATCGCTATGGACGTTGCTAACTAATTAGTTAGTAACACTTGGATCCGCCCTTCGGGGCGGGTCTTTTACAGGATGGGTTATGAAACTTGTTAGTACCAAAAGAGTCACAGTTCCCTCCCTCAACGGAAGCATTATCCTTTTCATGCCTGGTCAGGTGGTCGAAGTGGACGAGCGTGATGTTCGTGCGTGTACAGATCGCGGTTGTGTACCGGCTAATAAAGTTGAAGCTGTTGTGGAAACAATGGACCGCGTTGAGGAAATTGCCGCCGCCATACAAACCTTGTTGGATGAAGGCGATGAAAAGAATTTTACATCGATGGGTGATCCAAAAGTTAAGCCGATCGAACGCGTATTAGGTTATGACATTACAGCGTCAGAAAGAGACGCTGCTTGGCAAGCTCTAACCGGAGAGTGAAATGGCGGTAACAGCCCAGCAGATTATTGACCGCGCTAGACTGCAATTAGCGGATCCAAACGCTACACGCTGGACTAACGCCGAGCTACTTAATTATTTGAACGACGGCCAACGCGAAGTCGTTCTATACAAACCCGATGCGTCGTCTGCGAATACTGACGTCGTGTTAGTTGCTGGTAGCAAGCAGACGATGCCATCGGACTCAATTCGTTTGGTTAGTGTGGTTCGTAATACACACAGCAAATATAAGCGCGCAGTTCGCGCCGTACCCCGCGAAACTTTAGATCGTTTTCGCCCAGACTGGCATAACGATCGTGAGGCGACCGAGGTACAGCATTTTGTCTTCGACGAGAACGACCAAAACGTATTTTACGTATTCCCCCCTAATGACGGGGCTGGTCAAGTAGAAGTCATGTACACCAGAACGCCGACTGAAATTACTACTTTGAGCGCCAATCTAAGTGTTCGCGAAGGATATGCGAACGCTGTTCTCGACTATGTTTTGTACCGAGCGTTCTCCAAGGACGCCGATATTCCATCTTCAGCGCAACGTGCAAACGGCCATTACCAAGGCTTAATGAACGCGATTAGTGGTAAAGGCCAGGTCGACGTACTTGTTTCACCAAAAGTTGAGCCAGAGGCACAGCCATGAGGTATTTAGAAGCCGTCGCAGACGTGCTCACTCAGATTCCTTCAGCCCCAGATTTTGTTATTACTGCAGCTATGAACAGGGCAACACGTAAGTTCTGTGAGTTGTCCGGAGTGTATCGTTTGCGCGTTGAGAATCTGAACGTAAAAGACGGTCTACAAAAGTACGATTTCGCTGATTATCTACCTAGGGAAACGGTAATCCATAAGCTTGATTCAGTTTTACTTAACAACGTAAGGCTCCAACCAGCCACGTTTAAATTCGTCTCTCAAGAATTAGGAAGTAAAATCGCTGATCAGGATAAGCCTAGATACTATGTGCCCGACCAAGGATCACAAGTTGATTTGTGGCCTATTCCTAAAGACGACGCTAGAAAAGGTTTAGAAGCTCAACTAATCCTAAAACCATCTCGTGGCGCAGACGAAGTAGAAGATTGGTTCGGTGAGAAGTATTACGAAGCTTTGATCGCAGGCACTGTGTCTGAAATGTCGCGCACGCCTAATACTGAATTCTACAACCCCGCACTATTCCCGTTGATGGAACAGTATTTCAATAACGCGATTGTTGAAGCGAAGAAAGAGGCGACGGGCGCAGATAGAGCAGTACCGAGAAGGGTTCGGTACGGAGGCTATTGATGCTGACGTTACGTTCAACTACTGGGGCCGAGTTACGAAACAACTGGGACTTTGTTGAACAAGGTTTGAAGACAGTCATCAGGAAGACGAACTCAAACTTTATTCCTGCAGACATTTACGCATCGATCCTTTCAAAAGGTCTATTCCTATACTGGATCGTTGATGACGAATACACAGTTGGCTTTACGGTTATTAGTGAAGCCGCGACAAGTTATAACGGCACTAAGTCTCTGTACGTAGACCACGTATATATTGAGTCGAAGTATATGCGTAACGCATTAATTGAAGATCTTGATTTAGCATTCGAAGATCTTGCGGTAAAATGTGATTGCACAAGTTTAGAATTTAATTCACCTAGGATGGGATGGGGCCGCAGATTAAGGCGCATGGGCTGGACGCCACATACAGTAGTTTATAAGCGGGACTTATAATGGGTAAGGGTAGCAAGCCAAACACACCAGAAGCGTCGCAGCATGAGATAGCGCTTGCCGATATTTCTACGGATATTGCTACGGAGTACAAAAACAATTATCGCGGGCTTGAGACTCAGCTGCTTAATAACGCAATCATCGATCGTACTGATGCGGTACAAGGCCGCGCAAACGTCGATACCCAGAAAGCCTTAGCAGCAGACAATGAAGTTGCAGTAGCCCGTGGCGCTTCATCAGGCGGGTACGGTTCAGGGGCTTCGCTAGCTAACTATGACGCTGGCGCAACGGGTGGCGCTTTAGCTACTTCAGGTCAGAACGCCTTTGAAGCCGGTAGAAATGATCGGACAAGCAAGCTGACTAGCGCAGTAGGCGCAGTACAGGGCGGGCAAGACGTGTCATTTGCTGGTATCCGCAACGCAGCTAATGTCAGTAACAAGAATACGATCGATAAATTCCAAGCTGACCAAACTCGCAAGATCCAGAATGCCCAACTCGCCGAAAACATTATTTCAGGCGCGGCTAGCGGGTACATGCAAGGCAAGACGTACGGTGCCAACCAGCAAGCAATGAATAGCCTTGCGGATCAGCAAATCAAAGGCGTGCAAGATCAATACTTTTCTCAGCCGATGCAGCTTGCGCCGCCAGCACAGGGGTTCTCTTTGTACACACCCCCGGGGGTTTCGCTGGCGCCTTACAACATGAATTCCGGTTTAGGGTTTACAGGGCCGATACCTATGCGGCCAGGTGCGGGAGTACGTAGGTAATGGCTACACGTGACGAAGAATTAGCGAATCTTACACGCGAAGACTACGAATATCGCAAGTCTCTCCTACAGCCGTACGAAGATATGCTAATGGGGCTGAAAGACGATACGTCGATAATCGACAACGCCCGCGAAACCGTAGGTACGATCGCTACACGCGGGCAAGATCAGACAGACCGTAATATGTCTCGTTACGGCGCACAACGCGTAGGCGCGCAAGCCCTTGCCGCAGACCGCAACACTCAGCTGGCTGCTGCTAACACAGGCACAGACATTCTTAATAACGCAACTATCGCTCAAGAAGAGGCTAACCAAGGCGTACTGGGGACGTTGGTTAGCCAAGGCCGCCGCAGACAGAAGAACGCTTTAGCTGGTTTGGGCGACGTCGCTAGTATGGAAAGCCAGCGCATTGCTGCAGGGCAAGCCGCGCAGGCGCAATACCGCCAACAACGTAATCAAACACTCGGCACGATCGCTACGTTCGCCGGGTTCGCAATGGGACTCTAATTATGGCTGGCTACGTCGACATCCTTGATAGCTTCATTAGCGGGCAGAACCAAGCCCTCGCGAATCAGATGGATCTCGCACGTTTGCGGGAGACACAGAATCAGAACAGGGTAGCGCAACAGAATTTCCGGGAGCAGTTTTCAGCAGACGAACGCCAGAGAGCCCGTACCAATCTCCAAAACGATCAAACAATAGAAATTAACCGCGGTAATTTAGCTATTAACCAAGCGCAAGAAGAGCGCGCGGCCGCAAATTACGATGATCAGATTATGATGCGGGACAAATCCCGCGCCGCTCGAGCGCTAGAACAGTTAGTAGGTACTAGTGGCACAATGGAGCAGGCCTTAGCTGATAACACAATTAGCCTCGATGACGCGGATCGGTTCCTTCGCGATTACGGCGGCGTACTTGGCATTTTTAATGGCCCAGACGGATCCCCTAGAGAATACCGCGGCATCGCGCCGATCCTCGACGCTAATGGGCAACCAATACCAGGCAAGATTACTTGGAATTTATACGATCCGCGCACTCAATTAGAAGGCCCCATGTCCGACGAAGGCGGAAGCGGCGGCCAAGAGCGCATTGAAGTTTTTGACGAGTCAAAAGTAGGTTCCGTACTTGGTTTGATCGACCGCACCGCGCGAACAATGCGGGGAGACGCTTCTAGGATTGACCTCCAGCAATTTGCGGATTCTAACAATCAACTTTTAACCAATCAGCCACTCGCTTCGAATGCGAGTAGCGCTGCTATTACGCAGCCAGCACCATCACCAGCAGAACAGCCTGCTCCAACTACAGCTCCAGCGCCGGATCTTCCACTTGCTGGGGTTGCAGGCGGCCGCGGAAACGAGCTTGAGCAACCTAACGCTAGACAAGCAGCCTACGTTACTGCGCAGCGTGACTCAGCGCTTGCTGAATTTGATCAGCAAGTGGCACCGCTGCAGCGCAAAGCCCGCTGGGAAGAGCTAAGCATGCGCCGCCGCGGGTTCTTATCAGCCGATGAGATTGATGAGTTAGATGCACTACAACAAGAATTTGGCGGGTTCCAGCGCCCTGCAAAAGGTGGTTCTCGTACTGGGGATGAAAATAGAGCTGCTTACAACGCGGCCCTGGAAGGGCGCGCTGCGCTGGCATCGCAATTCCAAATCCCTCAAGTAGGCCAAAATGCACCAGCGGCTAATCCTGCTAATCAAACAGCCCGGTATAACCCGCAAGCTCTTGCTGCGCCAGCCGCTCCTGTACAGCAAACGTCTAGCCAGCGAGTTGCTAGCCAAGCACAAGAGCTAGTAAACGCAGTTACTCCTCAAACTGACTCAACTCGATCGGCGATGGTTCAGCAACGCAACGTCGGTCTGGGTATGATCGATCAAGGCCTCAATTACCGTGGCCGACCTAGGACGGCTGAAGAGTTGGGTGTGGCTTTCGCGTTAGGCCGCAATGGCCAGCAGTATGACCTATACGGTAATGTTCAGAACCGCGATGCAGACCTATCGGCCTCAGATATAACGAACTACGTTTCAGGCGATGACGTTCGTGGAACAAATCTTGAGCAAGCAGGCCGTATGGCAACCGCTGGTACAAGCCTTACTAGCCAAGCGAACACAGCGCTTACCTCGATGCGTAACCGCGATGTTCAAGAGGCGAGACTGCGCGCTAAGGACGCTGCTGATGCTAATAAGGCACCGGACGCTGGCGATTGGCGTACTTATATCGACTACACAAACGATCAGGTTCAGAGAACGGACGTTATCGACGCTATTCGTGCTGATGCGACAACCGATGTGTTTGGGTTCCCACTTGTCACAGACAATTGGAATTCAGAAGTTGAGGATTGGTATAAGAGAACAGCGCTTAACATTGTAGAGCGTACCGATAAGCGGATTATGTCCTCCGACTCTCCGTTTGATTCCAAGCAGCTATCTGACGCTGCCTTACGAGGCATCTACGCGATTCAGAGACAGAACGCAGGTGATGCGTTCTCAACTCCAGGCAAGATTGTAGATTTTGTAGCAGGCCCAGTATCTCGATTTATTAGAGATAAGATTTTGGACCCTGGAGATATTGATACGACTAAGTTGGGAGGCGAAGTTGTAATTGGTTTAGGGCTATCAAACACCCGCCCAGATTTGTTCTTTAACAATATCTATAAGCCACTAAACGCTAAGTTTAATCAGAACGTACCTACCGAAGTTTTACTGC